GAGAACGAAGCCGCGCCAGTCTTCGAGTTCGGTGATGAAAAACCTAAAAAGACCGGGGGACTTGAAACCCCGGCTTTTGAGTTTGAAGAGAACGAAGCCGCGCCAGTCTTCGAGTTCGGTGATGAACAGGGCGCGTCAGAAGGCGTATCTATCCCAGAAGGCGGGTATGAACTTGGGAAAATAATTAATGGAATGCCGCAAGCCCCACAACCAGAAGCGGACTCGCAAAGAATCTATCGAGAGAATGCTGCAAAGGCTTCTGAAAAGTCGAAGGAATTAATGGCGCTTGGCGGATACAGTCAGACTGCTCCTGTAAATATGAACATTCCCGATCCGCAAACACCTGAAGAAATCGAACGTAGTGAATATGTTCGTGAAGACGCCGTAGGCATGTTCAATGCCCTTGCGAATGTCAATGAGGTAGTAAGCGGCATTGACCCTTCCAATCTCGCTCGTGGTGCGATGCTGGCCGTTTACGACCAATTGCGCGGTATGCCTGGGGCGCACTCTGAACCTCACAAAACGACTACTGAGAGGATCGGACAAGTAGCTGAAGGAGTGAAGGCTGGCGACGCAGAAAAGATTATCGAAGGCGTCAAGGTAAATCTGTTCTACCATCAAGGGACATATGAGCAATATACCGCTGTAATCAGCGACCCTAAGAAATATGCGGTCGATACGGTCAGTGCAGTATGGCAGTCGTTTGAGAACCTCTGGCATTACAAAGCGCCACCGGTTGATGAAAACGGGAACCGTCCCGGTGGTTGGGGATACGCGCCATTCACAAACGCTTTCATGCTCTCTCAGTTCCTATTGCCTGCCAGTGTGGGCGCGGTAAAGCTTATGCCTTGGATCAAGGTTGCAATACCGAAACAGGTACAGATGAAGCTCAAGGCTCGTCAACCCAAGATGCAAAAGATCTGGGAAGATCTTGACCTAAATGATGCATTCAAAGACCCGACGAAAAAGGGGCTTGCCAATAGGATATTAAAGATCGAGGTGGAAAACGGAAACTCTGAAGCCATGGCTCGGGGTATCGGTATTGCAGAAGAAGTGCAGAAAGCCCGTAACGAACTCACCACGGCCAATGGAGCGCTCAAGAGGGAATTAGATCCCCATAAAAAGCTTGCTCTCAAACATCAGGTGGTCGAGTTGCAGAACGAGGTCAAGGGGTTGCGGTCGCATCAAAGGAATGTCCTTACCGGCGAAAACATGAAGGACGCGAGGGAAATATTCTGCGAGGCCGCTGATATTGATAAGGCCATAGCGGACAAGTTCATATACAAGCTGGCCGACATGGGCGTTGCCGATATTGTCATGGAAGGGATTGGACCAAACTACTCGAAGTTTATCGAGGCACCCGTTGAGAGAGCCTACACGAAGATGATGGAAAGCAGGCTTTCAAAGGGGATGGCAAGGGAAACAGGAAAGAAGCCTTGGTTTGCTTGGGCGTTCAGCGACCGGGCGGGCCGGGGGTCTCAGGATGTATTTATCAGTCGTTATTATCGCAACTTGGACGCAGGGGCACAAAAAACCCTCCAAGACATTCGTTGTCTAAACGAAAGCTTGCCCGAGGCACGGCAAAAAAGAATAGCCCAGATAGCGCAGAATCCAGGCAAGCTTAGACTTCTTGAAAGCCAGCTTGAAAAGAAAAAAGCTGTTTTTGAGAAAGTAAAGGCACACAACAGCGATGAAAGAAATCTCTCGCTTATGAGAGATTTTGCCGAAGAAGGCGAAAATCTTCACCTTGCCAAGACCACCCGACTTGTTCTCGATGAGTACCAGAGCATTCAGCATGAAAAAGGAATTATCAGCAAGGACATTCACGCCAGGGGCAAGGGCAAGTATGTCCATCAGGAATATGAGAAACACCGCTTGGCTCAAGATATGGCTGGAAGAAAGCCACTGCCCGAGGGGAAGGTGGGGGATAAGAACTCACTGAAGGAGCGCGGCGGCGAATGGGCAAAGCCTATCAGGGAAAAAGTAAAGAACACCCGTAACCAGGTGAACAAGAAGATGGCCTTCTGGGAAGATCCCCGCTCCCTGTCGGAAATGGATGAGGCTTATTGGGATGTAGGCACACTCGATTCTAGCAAGTTGCGAATGCACAAAAAGCTAATCAAGTCGAACAGGGAAAAGCTCTCAGAACTCAGAGAAGAGAAGAAATTCACCGAAGATGAGTATGCAAAAAGCAAACTCAATGAAGATATTAAAAAGCTCAATGAAGATCTTGGCAAGCTGAACGCCAGCTACCGCAGCTATTTCAGAAAAGCAGTCCCGGACGTAGAGCCAGCACTCCCAGTGAATCACCGTCTCGCTTATGAGAAGGCGCTTAAAAACGACTTCCTTGACGCTCCCATAGATAAGGCTCAACAGTGGTTTGCAAATGCGCCAGCAGAGTCCGTCCACAAAATGATTCTGAAGAACTTGAGTCCTTACGAGTCCAAAGCATTCACACTTGACGAAGCGATAGCAGTTCAGAATAAAGTCGCTGAACGCAGGATGCAGATTCACAGGGGGCGGGAGCTGGTACGCGAGGGCGGCAAGCTCGACAAAACCTTGGAGTACATCAAGGATACCATTTGGGACAACCCGAACAAGTGGATGACACCCAAGCAACAGGAAGGCTTGATAAAAGATCCAGGGCTATGGGGACCAACAACAGTCAATAAGATGCTTAGAAACATCAACGCCCACAAGCTCAGGGAGCTTTACACTCTTGGAAACAAGGGTGAAAAGCATTTCTCTCTGTCTGAAAAGCCAGGGTTTATAAAGCTCCAATCCACTCCCGATCAGATGGGAATGTGGGGCGATTGGGCTAAAAACGAGTATTGGGTAAACCCGGATGTCTACTACGACATAAGGGAAATGTGGGGCTTTGCTCCTGCTGGACACAAGTTCGAGATGCTTAACGCCGCTACGGGAGTTTATGAAAAGACTGTAAATCAAGTCTTCCGCTTCTCGAAACTCTACTCATCTCCTGCAACCTTCATGCGGAACTACTACTTTGCAGTTGGCTACCAGTTGGACGTTGAGGGCATAAACCTCATGGCCCCTAAAGGATGGAGAACATTTAGAAATGCAGCAAAGTCTTATTGGGAAGGCGACGACACGTACAAGCTGTTCGAGAAAAGAGGCGGTTCAAACGGCGTCTTTGGCGACGACATAAGAAAGGCACTGTTCGGACCAGCAGAAAATCTTGAGAAGTTTGAATCCTGGAAGGGCTTTACGAACCACCTCGAAGAGACCGGCCACTGGAACGCTATTGGAGAATTGTCGAAGATGGGCAAGGAGGTTGTCAAAGGTGGGATGAAAGTAAATGAAGCCGGTATACAGCTTTATGATTCCATTGACGCCTTTGGTCGCTTCGTCGTGTTCTACGACAAGATGACTAAATTTTATGAGGGCAAGTTCCCGAACATGGAAGTAAGCGAAGGCCGGATGTTCAAGCTTCTGTCAGAGACCATGCCAGAAGAGAACGCAGCTTCCCACATGGCGGTAATGGGAAGCCGTAAGGCCATGTTTGACTATATGGAATCATCGGACGCAGCTAGACTATGGCGCTTGGCTATGGACCCGTTCTTCATGTTCAAATGGAAGTTGGGCGCTCGTGTTCCAGAAGCGGCATTGCGAAACCCCATTAAGACGGCGAAATGGGGTTCATTAGTGGCGATGCTATATGAAGCATCAACTATGCAATCCGACAACGAAGAGGAAGAAAAGAAGCACAAACGCGCCGAAGCCTCGATCATAGGTGGGCGCGGTCCCGGCGCGGTCAAGCTCCCCTTCAAGATCCCTGCCATATACACAGATGATGGTGATGTCCTTGATAGGGAAAAATACGATTTGTATTTTGAGACCAGAAACCTTATTCCCTTCTCTGATTTCTTCGATAGCGGACAAGGGGTATTGGCTGGTTTCTTACGTCCGGCAAGCCCTTTGGTGAACTCGGTTGCAGTGGCAAGTACAGGGCGTGATCCATATTGGGGTACTCGCATTTGGGAAGAAATTGACCCTATGCCCAAGCGTATAGAGAAAACCCTGGCTTGGTCGTACAGAAACATCATGCCCAACTTCATGCCCGGTATTCCGGGAACCGACGTTAAGGGCGGCTACTATTTTGAACGCTGGAAAAAAGCCTACACTGGCGGTAGTGAGTACGACGTGAAACGTGGGTATAAACTGCCTCCGAGCCTTGCGTTCATTTCTACGATAATGGGCGTTCAGTTGCGTATGGTGGATGATGAGGAAAAACAGAACTTGCTTACTAGGTGGTGGATGAAAAGACAGTCTGAATTCCTGCGCCGCTTGCATAAGATCGAATTCAAATTCGAACAAGGCCAGATAAACGATGCACAATATGAGGCCGAACAAGGGGAAGAGTGGAAAAACTTCCTGCTCTTCACCGGCGAAACCTACAACGATCTTTCCGATATGGAGCATGGTCTTGAAGACTACATGCCAGAGCCTAAAGAACTCGAACTAAAAGATTTATATCACTTCCCGAACTAGGAGGGCAATCATGGGATCTTTCTTTGACTACTCAGAGGTGCTTAAAGACAGGCACAAAATTGAAGATGATACGGCCTTGACTCACCTGTATGCCGATACGATGAGCCGACCTATTGACGTGACAATGCATTCCAAGCTTTCGATCCTTTTCGACTACAAGCCGAAAGTGGACGTTATCAAGCTTGAAATCATGGTCTACGGTAGCGGCAAAGGGGCGGAGGTGGAAAGCTTCAGGCCGCTTGCTCTCGGTATAGAAACCGAGACCGGCTTGAAGATCCTACCCGAAGCACCAGCCTATTACGAACACACTGGCGGTCCGGCCACCGTGCCCATCAACATAGACGGATTGGATATCTCCGGTTTCCGCTGGGTGAAGGTGGGCTTCAGGGAGATAGGCGATGGTGAGTATTATTATTATGGGGATGGTGGAACGATGTCCGATGATGAACGTGGCGAAATAAGCTCGTTGTCATTCTCTCTTTCAACGGAATAAGCAATGTTTAGACTACGCAGAATTGAACCGTCTCCTATGTTGGCAGAAAAGTTGGTTTGTAAAAAAAGCCAGTTAGACGCCAGTATCACCTTTGCCCCAGATAGGCCAAAGTGGGCATTTGATCTCATCGCCCAGGAGGTGATTGAAAGGTTGGGAGGCCGGTTCGATTTGAAGGTGAGTTATGACATCAACAATGCAAATGTTGATCTCGGTTCCGCCGTAGTATTCTGGCATAAGATGAGAGCGCCCCATAGCAAGCCCAGGTCGGCGCTGTGTGTGACTGAAGGGTTTAGTTGGACCAACGCTACAGTTTCCCAGTGGGCAATAGATTACGCCGTGATATGCCCACAAAACGCACGTTTCGCCAGTAGAATTAGGAATAATGAAAACATTAAAAGACTTGATGTTCCAGTTGTTACGATCCAGCCGGGAGTTGATATTGAAAAGTTCAATCCCGGCAAGCGTGAAGCGAACTACAACGGAAAGCTCCGCATTGGATGGTCAGGTAATCCAGGCTTCATAGATCGCAAACATGAAGACATTAAAGGATTGAATATCATCCGATCCGCGGTTGATGGGCTGGATGTTGAATACATCCAAACCAACGGCAATATTCAGCATGACAGTATGCCGGACTGGTACAGGGGAATTGATGTGCTGCTGATCGCAAGCACATCGGAAGGGGCTCCTTTCCCTGCACTTGAGGCATCAGCTTGCGGATGCCGTGTTGTCAGCACTAATGTAGGCGTGATACCTGAACTGCTGGCCGATGGAGTCAAGATTGACATAGTTGGTCGCCGGACGCCAGAGGCATTTCGTGAGGCTATTGAGAGGATTGATGCAGACCGAGGCTTGCTTGCAGAGGCGATTTCATTGAGTAGTCAAGTAATCCTTGACAACTGGACTTGGGATAAGCGAGTAAAGCCGTGGGAGAAGATTCTTTCTAAAATCAGCAATACGAGTAAAAAACAAGATGGGAGACTTAAGGGAAATACCAGTACCCGCCAGTCTATTCTCTTCGCCACATATATTTCCCCGATTTCCAATATCGGCGGGATTGAAACTCAATTGCAAGAGTTGTCGAGTTGCCTATCAAGGGATTATGATCTTTATTACTGGTGTATCCACCCTACTCATAACCTTCACGAAGAAGGGTTAATTAAGCAAATAAGTGGTGGCATAAAGGATCTGCGACATAAGTTGGATGGGCTCAATGTCAAAGCTGTTGTTTCCGTCATCCCGGTGAATAAAAGCAAAACAAAGGACATCTCCGCTCTCAATGCATACGCCCCGGTTTACTATGTTGTTAATTCTGATTTCGCGGTAAACAGCAATAGCCCCTTTTACATGGGGCTTTCCGAAACAATGGCCCATCTCGGAAAGAATGGGCAACTGTTTGATGGTGTTCTGTGCGACACGAAAGAAGGAAGAGAAACAGCAAATAGAAAGTTTGGAATTCCTATTGAGAAATTAAGTAATGGCCTGAACTCAATAGATCTGAACAGATTTTGTCCAATCTCGAAAGACGAAAAACGTGAACTCAGAAGCAAATTCGAAATTGGTGAGAATGATTTGGTCGCCTTCTATGCGACTCGCTTGTCGCCCGAAAAAGATGTTTTTGCTTTTGTGAACACAATTGAATCTCTTCCGGCGAATTGGCGCGGAATTCTTTGCTTGGCGACTGGTGTTTCTCTACGGGACAAATGCTCATCCGATTTGATATCTCTTTTAAAAGAGCATGAATCTCGCATAGACATTAGGTACAATCTATCGGATATAAGAAGGCTTCTTTCGGTTTCGGATATTTCAATCCACACATCATTTTCTGAGGGGTTTGGTCGTTCTGTCTGTGAATCCCTTGCTTGTGGAGTTCCAGTAATAGCAACATCATCGACCGGGACAAGAGAACTGATAAAGCATGGTGAAACAGGATTTCTTACAAGTAGCAGGAATTCCTATTTGTCAGAAGAAAAGCACATTGTTGAGTATGCTGATGCTGCTTTACGGTTCGAATCATTAACCCAAAATGAAAAAGAAAACATGTCGAGAAACTCAAGGATTAGCGTTGAGCGATTTTCGACTGCAAAGATATCTGACGATTTCAATGAACTGATGAAAGGGACTCACAATGGGCAAGGTTGATCTTACAAAAGTATCACTCGCTGATTATGCGAAAGACGAGAAGATTTATCCACAGGCGTCGTCTTTCCTACTCGACACGTGGGAGCCAATTGGACACCTGAAAGCCCGTGAGGAGTTATACGAGAAACATCTCGAATGGTCGAAATGGACTCCAAAGTCGATGATTGACGTTGGAACAGGGAAAGGATTCCATTTGAAGAAGTGGAAATCCGTTAAAACAGCGATTGGCGTTGAGGTGAATAAACAGCAAGCCAACTTGGTTCAACGCATTGCTCCTGATGTGGCTATTCTTGCTCAAGATTTCATGGATGTTAGGACAACTCCGGTTGACTTCATCCTTGCACTCAGGTGCGTACACTATATGTATTTCCCGCGCCTACGATACGATTACATTCTGAAGATGGCAACGCTGTGCAAGGACAAGCTCGTAATTGAAACGTGCTTCACCCCCGAAAATCGTAGCCACGGGGAACTGATTAAAAGATGGAAAGTAGAATGGCCCAATGAGAAGAACATCCTGCTCGGACATTCCGAAGATGACCTAATAAAATACTCTTCTCCATTTTTCAGATTCGTCAAGAAATTCCCTGCAACATACGATGGATATGTGACTTATTACTTTGAGCGCAAGCTTCCTCCATTTGAAGAAATCGGGGACCAAAAGGATTCTTTCACCGTGAAGAGAGATGGCGGATCATCGTTTAAGAGAGAGAACGGAACGTGGGCGAAAATCGGATACGAGGAAAGAACAGTCCTTGAATATGTCACAGCCATGCAGGTTCTCGGCCAGGAGAAGAACATCATTTCTATTCTCACCGATAATGGGGATATCGTTGGAATCAGGCAAAAGGATCTTGGCGAACAGGATGCCAGCGATGAAGATTGCAGGTTCGTTTGCATGAAGCTTCTACCAAGCTTTCTTCCAATTGGCCTTCTTCCAACTGACTTGATCGGAATCAATGTGAGAGGAAGATGTCCGATTGATGTTTCGATATTCTCTTACGGGTCATTGAAGATACCGCGACAAGATCTCCTGTTTTGGAGAAGGAGAGTGGAAAATCCGTCGTTGAAGTAAATGGCGATCTATGCATTTGCAAACTGTATGACTGTGAAGGATTAGCAATGGAAGCTCTAACGCTCAGTAGTATTGGTAATTTGATTGCTGGCCTTGCGGTGTTTACGAACATTGTTTTGATGTTCAAAAGGACAAGCAAGGCCGAACTGAAAAAAGAAATCGTCACGGAGATCAAGGCCAACGACGATATCGTCAAGACCAGAGAATGCGAGGCGGCGAAGGTGGTATTTGGTGAAACGCTTGGTCGAATTGAAAATGAAGTCAAAAGCATTAGTAACGGCAAGCTCGGAAAGATCCATACCCGCATGGATGAGTTGAACGAAAAGACTTCTCGCATCGAGGGAGCTTTGGGTGCCTATCTCGACTCACGAGACAAAGGCATCGAGAACTGATTCCTTGTTGCTGATGGTAACTTGGTTTTGGTCGGTGTAGTATCGGGTTGTTGTTTGAATATTTGAGTGTCCGAGCATCGCAGAGACAAGGCTGGTATCGGCCTTGTTTTTCTGTAAGTGGGTAGCAAACCAATGTCTGAGCATGTGAAAGGTCATTGGCTCCCGGCCTATTTTCTTCCACGTAGACTTGCTTACACGACTCAAGTTTGACCAGACCTTGACTTTCCCGTCCCTGCCTGCGAAGTAATACACGCCAGATGGATCAGGAAGAAGCTGTAGAACACGTTCGGGTATCGGGACGACCCTTACCTTATCTCTCTTTGGTTCTTCTACAATAAAGCCGGATTTGGCCTTTTTTACAGCCCTCTTGACGTGAATCAAATGGTTTTCAAAATCAACACAATCGGGGCCAAGTGCTAAAGCCTCACTCTCCCTCAAGCCACAAAAAGCGGCCAGGGCATGAACCGGCCTATGCCTGGGCGGTAAAGCCTCGATGTACTTCCAGATGTCTTTTACGGATAGGTCCGGTAGCTCCGGCTTTTTGAATGTGTTGGGGATCGAGATTGCCCTGGTAATAGGGGATATGAGTATGAGCCTGAGACGTATGGCGTAGTTGAACAGGCCGGACAATGCCGCCTTGGTTGTATTCTTCGTGCTTGGCTTGGCTCGAAGGCTACTGAAAAACTCCACAAGGGTTATCGGCTGAACGGCATCAACCTCGAAGTTTCCGAGATTTGGAAGAACGTAGAGACTCATGCAGCCCTTGTAAGCCTTCTTGGTGTTGTACTTCCTCCTACACAATACATACTTCGAGTAGGACTCCCAAAGCTCATTGATTGTCATCGCGGGTCTCCTTTGATGGGTCTATTGCCTCTTCTTCGTTGAATACTTCATCATCCGTAGGCATGTCAAGCTCCCTTTGTCCTATGCGCTTTCCTACGTGACGATTCTCATCGTCCACCACCCCCGAATGCGTTATGCAGTCAGCCTCAAGATTGTCAAGAACATGGTTTCCTACATCACAGCTATGATCGGCAAGCTCGACCTTGGCTGGCTGTTCAGCAAGGTACTGGTTTCTGAAGCAATCAGGATGCTCCCCTTCAATAATTCTATTTATAACATATCGAAGATCTCTGAAGAGATATTTCGAGCATCCGCGACAGCGTACTAGAATTGATTTGTCGCTCTCATTTACGCTCATCTCTTCTCCTTACCCCGACGTAGACCGAAGCCTACGCCGGGGTTGCTGGTTACTCGCACATTCCTCGATGCCAGATCTGCAAGGGTACGCAGCGGATTTTCGTTTCGCTGCTTATGGGGTCTTTGTAGCCCTCGCATTGGAGTTCCACCATCGTATCCGACTCCTTGCAGCCAGCCAGAATACCCCCACCGTATCCGAGGTTGGATGTATCCTTCCAGTCCAGGGTAAACTCTACTCCTACTACCAGAGACTCACAGTTCATCAGTTCAGGGGCAACCTTGGCCGCCGCGAGCGCAGAATCCATGATGAACTCTTTCTGGATGCCGCACCCCATCGTTGACAATCCCAGCCCGATCAGCAGGACTGACAGGATGCTCTTGGAACCCTTCCCGATTGCCACCTTTGCCAAGTCCTCGATGATGCTGCCTTTGGAACCACCCAACAGGGTAGCCAAGGCCAGCCATCCCGCTTGATTCCCCTGTGCCACCAGCACCACACCGACGACGGCGACTGCTACTTGGGCGATGGTGGTTCCGATGTCCAGCTTTCTATAGCTGAACGGGTTCAACTTGACTTTCTTTTCCATCTTCGTTTCCTTTCCTACAGAGTAGCTAAGTATACGAGGCCGTAATTGGCCCACACTAAGTTCAGACATGAATGGCGATCTTCTACCTCCCAATCCGCCATGATTGAAGAACTCATAACTGTAATGCGGACAAGAATTATCGCGTCTATCTATCAGGAATTTTACTAGCTCGCGGTTGTATTCGTCCTCGGTCATCTTGGGAAGACTGGTTTCGTGGCTCATGCTCTCCTCCTACCACCGCGCCGGACCGTCTGGCCTCGTATCGCAATGGATTCTGTTTGAGTAGCATTTGCCAATGCCACCGTGACAAAAACCCTTCACCTTTTCAGCGAATGGGAACAACTCATCACCTGACATCAAGTGGCCGGTCTTAGGATTGACAACTTTCATGTCCGCCGCGTCTCCGTGAACATGCCTGCTTTGCGCGGCGGCACCTGGGGTTACAGCATTGTGGTCCCTGCACCTGCAACCACTGGACGGGACGATGGGAACGTCTTGTTCAAAGTGGTCGCAAAGTATCTTCCTGAACTGCTCGAAGGCCACTCTGAATTCCAGACTCACATCGCCGTCGTTGGTTCCGAAACCGCACTCACACTCACACGCCATCTCTGATGTTGATAAATGATCTGACAATTTCCAGTGTTCCATCATCTTGCCTCCGGGTATTCGTTGTACTCCAGCCCGTCCAGCAGACGGCCTGCCTCTTTTTTGCGTACACCGCCCCACTGTTTAAAGAAGAACGGTATATTTAATAAGCCACAAGAAATTGACAAGTCCCTTGCCCAATCGGGGTTCATCGGCCTTGCCCCCGGTCCAGATTCACCACCGCAGATTACCCAGTCAACTTGGCTCTCCAACTTGTAAATATCCACAGGGCCGAGCATTGGTTCGCTTTTCATAGTCTATTTCCTATCTATTCAGGTGATAGAATCACCGTTTCTCATTTCGTTCAAGACCTGTTCCGTCTTCCAGTTTTCCATACTCCGAACCGGGTGAAGTGGTGGATTGTCGAGTGCCTGGAGGAAATCCTGGTAGCGCTTCTCCTCACTCACTTTCAAGTATTTATCGGTAATCCTTTTGCCTCGGTAGTTCATTCCTCTACCTCGCAATCGCGGATAGGATCGTAACCTTCGAGCCCTTCGATAAGTTCAACAATTTCGGCGGCGTATTCTTTTAATTGTTCATTTGGAATCCTGACGAGCCGCGTTTTTTCATAAAAACCACCGTCGACAACCGCTCTGTAAGCACCAATGTTCATGCAAGCACAATCATAAATTGTAAACACCGGGCAATTTTCGCAACTACGAATATAACCGTAAACGCTAGTTGCCCATTTGCATATATGGCACTGACACCATAACCCGTATTCGCTGTGCGGGAATTCGACAGCAGCTACTTTCTTCCTCCTCGCCAGGGTTTTCTTCCTTGCCGACTCAAACGATTCCTTCGTGTATTCGTAAGCCATCACTCTTCTCCAATGTTTTGAAATAACGTGTATGACGGCAAGTAATTAACAAACCTGCTGTCGCACCCGCCATTTCTGTTTTTTGCTACGATTAGTTCAGTCTCGGAAAATCCATATTCATCAACTTTATCTTCCCGATGGATGAAGATAACGATGTCGGCATCCTGCTCGATTGCTCCCGAGTCGCGCAGATCTGCAAGCTTGGGCCGCTTGTCATTTCTCTTCTCGATATCTCGGTTGAGTTGAGACAAAGCGACTACCGGGACACGCATATCTTTCGCCATCTTTTTCATGCCACTTGAGATGCTCGATATCTTATTTTCCTTGGAAGCGGATTTAGGCTCTGAGTGCCCTCCAATCTGAATATAATCCATGAGGCATATATCGAGTCGTCCCATCATGCGTTTTGCTCGTCTCGCGCCTGCCAGGATCTCGTTGGGGGTTTGCTGCGCCTTGTCTGAGATGATAATCTTGCAATTCCGCAGTTTCTCGGTCGCTTCAATGATTCTTTGCCACTCATCGTCGCGCAGGAATCCCTTGTTGGCTCGGTACGAGTTTACTTTCGCCAGCGAGTAGATCATTCTGTATTTGATTTCCCTCTCTGACATTTCAAGCGAGGCGAAGAAGACCCCCAACCCGCGCAAGGCGCAATTGACGGCGATGTTTACTACAAAAGCGGTCTTTCCCTTGCTGGGACGTGCGGAAATTACAATCAACTCACTTTCGCGAAAGCCCTGCGTCACCTCGTCAAGCTTATTGAATCCGGAAGGTATGCCAGGAGTAATTATTCCACGTTCAATGTCCTGTAATCTCTGGATATTCAAGTCGATTGTGCTGGCTACATCGACAAGATTACTCGTGGTCTCGTTGTTCAAGGCATCGCCAAGGTCGCCTTCGGCTTGACGTAAAACACCTTCGAGGTCGTCCTGATGGCCGTATATTCCTGAAATTGTATCCTGGCAGGCTTTTATGAGCTTTCTGGCCTGATGCTTCTCCATGACGATCTTGGCGTAGTGTTTGATTCCAGTCGAAGTTGGAAGTAACCCAGCGAGTTCTCCGAGATAAGCAAGGCCACCTATCGCCTGAAGTCGATCCTGATTTTTCAATTCGTCCTGCATCAAAACCAGATCGACAGGCTTGTTCTCAAAGCTCAGTTTGGTCATTGCCTCGAAAATGTAAGCATGGCTTTCGTAGTAGAAATGCGTCGCCTTGAGGTCAGGGATGTTGTCTATGGCGTTATTGTTCAGCAGGATAACCCCGAGTACGGACTGTTCAGCTTCGTTGGAAAACGGGGGAACTCTGTCAACGATTGCGTGGTTCATTTTGCAAATAAATCTTTCTTTGGCTTATCCTCGACCGCACTGGCAGGCTTCCAGCCAAACTTGAGAGAGTCCTGTACAAACCCCTCCGACTTTTGCCATTTCCACAAAGTAGACGGTCGCAGGTAAATCATATCGATTTTCTCTGACCTGATTTCGATTGTCTTCTTGACCAAGCTCACGGCGTCCTGCTCGGTGAGTCGCCAGTTGCGTACAGGTATTTTTCCTTTAACGAGCTTGGTCAGATATGAATTCAGAAATTTACCATCCTGGGTGATCTTGTCTTTACGGAATGCTTGGTAGGATGCGCCTGACAATTTGTTCAGATAATCGAACACTTCCTGAATGCTTTTGACACGTTCTTCAGGTAAAGATTTTTTTTCTTTACTTGTTTTCTTTACTTGTTTACTTGTTACTTGTAACTTAGCGATGCTATATTTACGGACGTATGATGGAGATATTACGGAAACCAACGTATCGCAAGGTAGCACTTTTATTGAAGAAATCACGTTTCTGTTTTTGTCTATTACGGAACAATTACGGGTTAATTGTGGAGCAATTGTGGAGCAATTACGGACTAAATGTGGAGCAATTACGGAGTAATTACGGAACTTTTCCGAAAGCTTGTACCTGTATTTTCCACTGATCTTTACCCCATCGACCATACCTAAATTCATAAGCAGACCTATCGTCTTTTCGATAGTCGAAATGCTCACAAGCTTCCCAAATTTGAGATACACATATTCGTAATCAAACCTTTGGGGTTTATCAGATAGCCTGCCAAGTAGGTACACCGCAGCTATGTACGTTTTATACCCGAATTCCTCCTGCTGGAAGCGTTCTGTAAGCTCTGTGAGAACGTCGGTCATTATTTGAAGCTCCTGCAATGCCCTTTATGCATCATTCCCTCGTATGGAACGGTGGTGTTGTTTGGGCCTGGGATCATCTCCCCAGGTAAATACTCCCACTCAAGGCATTTTGGTTCATCGCTGTAGTGAGAGCAGGATGGGCAGACTTCTTCCCTGTATTTTATGAGTTCTTTAGCGGTCATCTCATCCTCCCTTTTTCAACAATCAATCCTCGTTCTATTTCAAGCTCTCGCCTGTCTATGTCACTAAAATCGGCGATACTGGGTGCTCCGTTTAAAAGAGTGTAGAGTTTGGACCTATACTTCTCCATAGCCTCTATTTCTTTGTCGCTACGGTTACTGGAGAAGAACAAGCTTTTCCGTACTGCTCCGAACTCGGCAAACATCTGCTCTACTGTCATGGAAAGAATGCCAGCATCAGTAAGCGTATAAGATTTATTTGAGAACATGTTCGTCATCCTCCAATGTTCCCGCCGACCACACGGACCCCAGTGATCGGCGGGGAGAAAGCAAATTCAATTATCAGTTAAATTTTATTTGGTAAAGAGGTCCGTTTGTGCGTTGACGGCTTTGACTTCACCATCCTCAATCACTATCCCGAGTACCCCTGATTCATCCATCTTTGTGCAAATGATCTGGATGCTGTATGAAGAACACATTTCTTGAATCGCCTGCATATTTGCAGTGTCGATTGACGTGGCATCCTGGATGAGCACAAATCTGGGTGCGTCGTTGTCACCCTTAATGATTTCCGCGATTGCGATAGCCGTCGAGACTCGCAATTCTTCAGTTCCACTGGCCTGTTTTAAGGGCAAACCGTTGTAGTAAACGGTATCCCCCTCAATACTCAGGCCATCTATAGGTAAGTCTGCCCCATTCAGCAGACGGAACTTTTCATTGTCGATCTTCTCTATTTCCCATGAGCAGCCTTCCGAGGCGCTATCGGCTTTTTCTGCCTGCTCTTCGAGTTCTTTCTTCTTTGCCTTTTTGGATACGTTCTCGTTGACGGTTGCGGCAGATTCAATCTGTGCTTGAAGAGGGATGGTGTCGATGGTTTCACCATCTTCATGCTCGCCAACCAGGATATCGCGCCTTGTTCTTGCCCGTGTGAGATTTCCCGCCGTCTCTTCACCGTAAATTTCCAGCCTTTCTATATCTACTTCCAACTCGCGCTTTCTGCTGTTGGCCTCTTCAGCTTCTTTAATTTTTTGGTAAAGCTCATCGGTGTTGACATATTTGATTGAATCGAATTCTTCAGAAGCGGCTTTGCGCTTAGAATCGTTCTCTTCTACTACACGTAGGCTTTTCTCGATGCTCTCGTAGATTCCTACGGCCTCGTTTTTGGCAGTCTCGCGCTTACGGTTGTTCTCTTCTGCCTTGCTGAGTTGCTCTAAGAGTGCCGCTACGTCAATGAACTCATCGGGCGTCCCTGGTGGTGCGTTATATGCTCCGGCCTGAGTCTTGAGAAGCTTGTGGTTGGAGTTGAACTCAGTCCTCGCTTTGAAGAGCTTGTCACGCTCTTCATCCAGCTCGCTGAAGTCGATACCGGCGATCCTCTTGAGGACTTCGGCCTGTTCGCGCCGTCCTGCCTTTGTATCGCCCAACGCCTTGAAGCGCATAGGATCGACTGCATTGTCAGACAGCCACGTATTCAACAGCTTCGCAGGCGACGAGACGGGTATTCTATCAGCGCCCAAGACCTTGATCGACGACTTTTTCTGGTCAATCACCATCTCAACGGTGTATTTGTCGGTCTCAAGGGTGGCCTTGCCTTGACGAGCGCCGTTGTGGATGGGCATTTCATCCCATACCTTTTTGCCCTTCAGTATCATTTCGATTACTTTCAGGACGGCAGACTTCCCCTGTTCGTTCGCCCCGGTAATCAAGACCATATCAGCCGACAGGTCGATATCTACGCTCTTGATCTTCAATAGGTTTTCAATTGTGATTCTTTTCAGGTGGTCAGTCATCTCAATCCTCTCATTTCTCTCATTGATTGCTTGTAATCAGCCATCATCGTCTCCCTTCTCTAACTCTTTGATACTGGAGAGCATCGCTTCGGCGGCGTCTTTTAAGCCCTTGATCTCTCTTGTGAACTTTGGGTTTGTTTTGTAGTAGGTCTTGCCGAAGTCTTGACTGGTGACATGCCAACAGCGTCTTTCTCTGCCTGTGGTTCTGACACTAAAACCACCAGTAATGTTGACTAGATATTCGTGCCTCTCTCCATTGTCATTCCAACAGTCCTCCCAGTCGGCATTGGGGTCTGCGGTGGTGTAGTCGTCTAAATGATTCCTCTCGGAGGCATTCCCACTCATTGATAAAATTGTGTATCGGTAGTTGCCTAGATTCTTGAAATCATAACCATCATGGGTAATACTGCGTTTGTCTATGCAAAAGTATCTCGTTCCTGATGATTTACTCCACACCTCAAAAGCTTTAATCCTCATCCTCTTCCTCCTTCGCGTATGTTTCGCATTCATAAGTTTCAATCCAGTGGTCAGACATCATCCCGACCAATTGGAAGTCGTGTCCATCTGTGAGGTTGTCTATCTCAAAATGATCTGGCCCAAGCTTCTCAAAAGCCTCATCGAACTCCTTAGAAGCTGTGTTCCACCATAATTTGAGATCGAACTCGAAGTCTTCAATGACATCCTCGGTTATGTCTTCGATCTTGCACTTCAGGACAAGGTGCTTCGACTTCCAGAGATATTTCTCGTCGTAGCTCATAGCAGAACCCCTTGTGGGCATTGCTGTTTAATCAACTCTTCTCTGAAAGGCTCAGTCCATGTTGGGTAGGACAAGTACCTGCCTAAGTCTTTGATTTGCTCATAGGGGCGAAGTATGATCGTTATTGCGTGCTTGTTGGCAGGGTGAACGGCCTTGATCTCTTTGGCACACACCACTTGGCTATCATTGAACGCCTGACCACCATGCGCGAGACTCCAATCTGAAAGGACTTCAAAGACTGCATCTTCGACTGTTTTGACCATATTCGTCACGTCCATCTTCCTGAGAGAGCCGTCTTTGTTGTACATAGCTCGGTCGCTCAGTCCCTTTACTCCCTTGCAACCACTCAATCTGTTTGTCCTTGGCAACCAGAAGATGTATGTGCAGTCAAATTCTGTAAAGTCGATGGGGTCGTCTTTGTACAATTCTCTCTCAATTGCCAGAACACCGGCTTTTACCTGCTTTGAGAATTCTTTTAATTCAGCAGAAGGGAAACGGCCTCCTGTGCGTGGGTTATTGACATAGGCTTGGTTGAGGCTTAACGGCCTGATTTCCTCAAGATTGTACACACGTTCACTCATCGCGGCCCCCGATCAAGGCATCAAAATAGGCCTGAGTGTGATCCTTCGCCGCTTCAAAGCTGGCGAATTGGTCTATCTCTCCTTCAAGAGTTTTGACACCTACCTTGATTTTTGCTTCAAGTCTTATTGGGAATGTTTTATCTAGGTGTGGGCAGTTTTCAATATTGAACAAGAACTGCCCATCTATCGCTCTAAAGCCCAATTTCGTTTCAGTCCATTTGAGCTTTGTCATTTCCCTGCCTCTTTCTTCTCTATAGACGCCTTAAATGAGTCGATATCCCCTTCATGGCCTACGATGTAGTTTTCTCTTGCCTCATTGACGGTGATCTTCATCGCCATGCTTGCCCTCTTGAACAAGTCTTCCAGTTCTTCCTTGTTGGGTGCGCTGTCGGTAGGTACGGGTAGTGTTGGGTCAGAGTCGTCTGTTAAAACCTCTTTTGAGGGATCTATGGCTGGAAGAGCGAGGTTGCTTGCTGGAAGAACAAAGCCAGAATCACCGCTCAGGATGTTAGAAACAGACTCGTAGTCAGCCTTGAACCCCGCTTCCGGTACGATAACGTAGTTCTGAGAGGCGATACGCTTGCCGCTTACTACCGGATTGTTGGTTATTTCAACCAACTTCAGGGTTATCGGTATGCCGCGAATCTTCCCGTTGAATGTCTCTGCCAGTTGTTTGAAGAAGGTATTCAGGTTGACGGTGGTGTTGAAAGATCCACTGATGATTCGATACGCCTTGAACATGTCAACCTTGGGAAGCACAACCCACAGCTGGGAAACGAAGGAACACTTCTTGCTCGTATACCAGTCGCAACCGCCGTCTCTGCAAACTTCCCTGCGCTCCCAGGATTCGGTTGTATCGTTGTATCGCTGTGCAACTACACCGTTCCCGTGGCATTTGAGAGCCTTATTGCCGCCGTATGCCCTAAGCTCTTGCGGGTAAATCTTGGTTAGGTCGTTCAATGGCAGGCAGATGTCGAGGCTCTTCGGGGTTTCACCATACACAGCTACGACCTCTGGGAGGTGCTTTACCACAAAGTGATCGGCTGCTTTCGGGTATTCTTTGCCATTTTTGCTTTTGGCCTTGTATCCCAGCCTGATTTTTCCTGCTTCTATCAGGCGCACAACATCACTCACGCCTTCAACACGAGGCTCAAAGTCTTCCATTGAGGACCATCCCTTCTGTTGCACAATTGGCTATGTCGTCACCATCTGACGAGTTGAAGAAGTTCAGCCAGTGCATGTAAGTAGCCATATCGTTGATTCCTTTGCCTGTAGCTGGGTAGTCATCGGCCTTTTTGCACATTCCCAGCTTGTCCAGGTTGTCACGTATTTCTCGTGCCGCTATGTCGTTCGCAATTGGAGGTAGCTCTGTAAACCAAAGGTGAAGAGGTTCGTCTTTTGAGATGATGCAGAACACAAAGGCGATCTCTTCCGGGTCACACTTGAATTCCAAGGACATAACCCAGCGATACCACATGGCCTGCCAGTGATACTTATAGTCTCTGACAGTCCATGCAAAACCAGAAGGCATATGACTAGGGTTTGCTCCCCTGCCTGCCCCTATAAACTTCCAATCGACAACTGTTATCCGGGGCGTGAATCGTTTGTCGTAGCCAGTCAGGTTGAAGTCTGGGTTCGTACTGCCAAAATTGTAATGCAAGCCAACATCCCAAGGCGCACCTTCAAACCACATATCCGGTCTGCATTTCAATGGGAGCTTAGTTACTGGATCTTCAGTGAAGAATGATTCTTCTACCTTGCCAGCCTTCAGAATCTCGATAACGTGCTTGTCAGATGCGGCAAATTGAAGAATTGAATTCAGCTTGTCAACTTCTTTCTCGGGTATCACCACACTGTCAGGGTTGTCCCGTGCGGTATCTCTCCAGGTCTGCGAGTTGTACAGTGTGCTTGTTGTCATTAACTGTTTTGGGAGCTTGTCAGGCTCCATTAGGCCGGTATGCAGGTAAGTGCCCTCGTGAAAAGCTTGCTTCACACCGTTACTATTCCCGTCAAGTATCTTGTGCTTGTACTGCAAAGGGCTTTCAGCGAACAGGCTCAGGGCGCTCCTGCTGGTTGCCTCGTTAGCGTGGTACTCCTTGGCTGGCATATCTGGTTTGTACATGATATCTCTCTTGTTATTAGTCTCTCAGAACCCACCTAGTAGATGAATTCTGAGAGACCGCAGGGAAAAAGGGGAATCCCTGCAATCTCGGTCGGGGTTAGGTGTCCATCTCGGGTGCGGGAACCTTTTGCTCGTAGGTTCGCCCGTAACAGTTTTTATCGGGTCGAAGGCTCTCGTTGAGCTTATGCAACTCTCCGGGTTACAGTTGGTTGGCCGTGGTGGGCTTGCTGTCCTTGGCATCAGGCATCAAAACAGGCACAACCTCACCCTTCGTGATGATCGTGACGCTGGATATGTCAGACTTGCCGGTGCGTTTCTCTTTGACCAAATTGATCGCGCCGGTATCGCTGGTAGCGGCAAGTGAGTATCTCTTGAACGTGTTTTGAGAGTGGTTTGCCACCGATACGATATACATCGACACGCGCGGGTTGACTTTTGCCTTTGTGTTCTTCTTTTCTGTATCGCTCATTGTTTCTTTCCTTCCAGGTTATTGTTAGATGTCAAGCTCGACAGGTTCCTCGGGGTAGTCTTCCGGCTGTGTCTCGCTGATTCCCGGCAAGCTCTGCTGTGCAGACTCCCAGGTAATCAACAATTCTGCGTCCTTCTGAGCCAAGTCCAGGAAGGCCACATGTGCCTCATCGAATACAGGCATTGAGCCTGACATGTCGATGATGACATCCCCGTCGCCGTCTTTTGCCTTTGACGCCTTGGCTCTGATACCCTTCCAAGAGACAAGGAATTCACACTCTTCGCCGCCGTCTATACGGATTTTGATACGCTCTTTGATGTGGGCATGTTCAAGGCCAAAGTCTTTTAATTTACAAACCCTCCCCCGTTCGTCGTAGATGCTTTCCACGATCTCTAAGTTCTCTACTTTGACGACTGCCTCAAGCTCCGACCTGCTAAGACGCTGGTAAAGCTTGAAGCTCAATGTCGTCTTTGTTTTCGCGGACTGTTTATGTCGCGCCACCACTTTGAGGAATTTCTCACTCATTCTCGTTGCCTTTCTAAGCGTTCTTGCTTCTGTGTTCTAAAAGTGCGTAGCGGACAAAATCTTCCACCACCGCATAACCGTTGATTGTCGGGATATCTTTGAAGATGGTCTCAACGAAGCTCCGACCAAACAGAGGGGTAAGGTCTACCTGCCTTGTGTATTTTTGTGACCGATCAGGATGCTTTTCTTTCAAAGTGGCCTTGATAGCCTTTACATGTGCATTGAATGAGTCTTGGTAGTGTTCTTTTGTGTTCATCGGTGCCACCTAATGTTTAATCTTGACATTTAGTGCTCGTTAGTGCTACTTTGGGATCGTGGCGTTGTGCATCAAGCCAATCGTCAAGATCTTTCTCATAGTAGCGGATAGTGCCGCCATATTTGATAAACGCCGGGCCTCTGTTGTCCTTACGCCATCGGCGCATTGTATGAGGGCTCAACTGTAGTTTCTTGGCGGCTTGTTTTGGAGTAAGCATTGAGGACATTTTGTAGCTCCATTAGTTTTTATTTGGCAGCGCATCGCGTGAATGTAAGTACAATGGTGATTGATTACGATCAATTTATCACACTATGCCATGTCGTCAAGCTTTTTTGTGTTTATTTTAAGGAGGGTTAATACATGAATATTTACAATAGGTTGGAAGGCACAAGCGATGCTGAAAGGCATGATAGCTACGACTGACACTCCGGCCAAGCAGGAACACGCTGCAAGGATAACCAAGATACTCTTGTCGGCGGCGCACAAAGAGGGCTTGATAAACCGGGTTCCAGAGTTCTATAAAAAGCATAGGGTCAAGCGGGCCGTGCCTGTCGTATCAATCCCCGACCTCGATAGGATGATTAATTGCGCATCCCAATCTGCACGACCCGCTTTGGCCTTAGCTGCGTTCTGCGGCTTGAGAAAATCCGAAATCATGGCTTTACGGATGCGACACTTCGACTGTACGGCCCGAACGGTGCTTGTCGAAGGCAGTAGGGACAGGCATTTTTCGCCCGATAACCCAAGAGACGAGATAAAATCGACCAAAACCGGGGAAGTGGCGTACATACCGATTCCCCAGGTTGCCTGGAAGTACATTGAGCCAGTATTAAAAAGCGATCCTGAGCAAATGCTCTATGAGACATACAGGAACGATATCGGAGAACGGTTGAACACAGCTTGCCGAAAAGCTTATCTTCCCAAGCTCCGGTTTCACGATCTGCGCCATATCTGCGGATCTCATTTGATGATGAATTCAGGGATACAGGTTGCCCAGGCTATCTTGAGACATAGGGAGATCGGCACTACCGTTGACACTTACGGCCACATGTCGAGCGAGTATCTACAAACCCAGGTCAACGCCACATTCGGGAGTGAATTGCAAGCTCTTGCACAGGAAATGACTGAGCACCCAGATAAAAAAGTTTCACAATTTGCAAGAATGGTGTTGCAAAGATTTAAACTCTGATGTAACAGGGAAGTACAGAGGGAGGAAAATTATGAAAGCAAAATTGATGGCACTGGCAGTATTTCTCTTGATCTTTGTGGCCTGTGGAAGCGAGGGCGACGACGATTGGTATGATGATCGAGACAACGATGATGAAGAGAGCGAGGATGATAAAGAGAGCGAGGAAGAAGAGGATAAAGATTATTTCAACATTGATACAAGTGCTTTCTGTAGTCAGTATGTAGGGTGTTGTCACGATGTCGGGAAGGCATATTGTGATTACGACTGCTATGACGAAAAGATGCAGGAAGTCTGTGAATCAGAGATGGAATATAAAATAAACCGGGAACTGGAAAAAAACGAGAATCACGAAGTATGCAACGAGTGGTATAGATTGCAGGGAGACTTTTTAAACTGCGCGGGGACTGCCGATCTAAATTGTGATGAATGGATTGGAAAAGACCAAAGCTCCGACGCAGGGGGGGATCTTGCCAATTACGGGAAAATATGTGAAAAGCGATGCAATTCACTTAGAGTCTACAACGAATTCAACGATCTGTCGGACTGTGGTTCCTTGATATTCTTTGCTGGCATGAAGGGTGATATTTATTCTTGTGTTTTCGCTCCTCCATCTTTGTGAGCGTCCCCAATTTGACCCCAATTTTGCCACACAAACGAGCATTCGGGGGCATTATCAGACACAACTGGCAGATTTTGACGCTCATTGAAAGTACAGATAACTTATTGATTAGACTGGGAATAGTAGGCATTTCAGGCAGTTATGAATATGCCCCAAATTGGTAGCGTACCGAAATGGGGTTCAGGTGGTCGCTGGTTCAATTCCAGTCGCCCCGACCAGCAATAACAAGGGCTTAGGAGATTTCCTAAGCCCTTTGTTTATGCCCTCGTCCCCAATCGTCCCCAATTTTGCCGCTAAAAATCCCTTTCAAGGATCTCAAGAAGGTCGTCGGTATACTCTTCAAGCTCGGTTTTATTTGTGATCCATAGAAGAGTGTTCAGGAATTTAATCACGGTCGGCGCGGCCTCCTGACCACGTTTCCAAGCCCTGATGGTGGAGTCTGCTACTCCCAGGACTTCGGCAAACTGCGCCCACGTCCGATCCTGCCCCAGGCGCTCTTTGAGATGCTTGGCCTTTACATATGCTTTTGATTCAATCATTGCCCTGCGCTTTCTATACAAAATCTATCTGTATGTCTGTCATTTTTCTTATAAACTCTACTAGAAACAAGCTCGACGGTCCACCATCCCACCGAAACAACACTGGTATCACGTGGCCTTCGTCGTCGAATTCTTCATATAGACTCAGCGAAACGTAGTCGTTATCTATTTCTAATGTGGCGTTTTCTGGAACTGAGTTTGATAAATATGCTTCTACCAGATCGTCAATAGTTTTGTATTTAATGTTTTCGCTCACCTCAATCTCCTTTCGACATCAGGTAAAACAGGCCACTCCTGAACGACAACGAATTTTCATTCTTTACAGTTTCACTGTATTCAGAATCAACATTAGATGCTGTTGTCATCCTTGCACCTGTCATTATGTTCCCCAATCCGAAATATTCTGCGAGTAGGAAGAATCTAATTGCTGTCCCTTGATCTCCGAGTGTAGCGCCTGCATGAATGTAGCTCGGGCCACCCTTCAATTCTTTTTGGTTTGGATATGCATCCAGCATGCTTGCGAGATTCACTTTTGCGCTCTCGTATGCCTCTGATCCTGCCTTGTACTCCGGTTTGATGAAGATCCTAACAGGATGAACATCAAATTTTATATCTGCTTCGCTCTCGACTTCTGGTTGTATCGTGTTGAAGAATTCTACAAGCTGGTCTGTGTAGGTTGCTTTATTCATTTTCTAATCTTTCCAGTAAAGGGAAGGTGGCCGACCGTACAACCACCTAACCGTAGTTTAGCTAATTCTTACAGGCATTAGGACATGCAGGAAACCATCCTTTTCAATCGTGATAGGTGAAAGCTCGCCGTAGTAACTGAATTCAAGCTCGGTATCCTTTTCGAGGTACTCGTTGAGGTAGCTTGCTTGCAGTCCGATATCAATCTCAATCCCGTTGGAGTCGCCCAAATCGCGTTCAGCGTCACCCAGGTCAGGACAAGATGCCTTTGCTTTCATCGCCGCCCCTTCGCTGTACAGTTTGATGCCACCGTCGCGCCCGAGGTATGCCTTTGATGACTTGATAAACCTTTGGAGCTTGCCACCGTCAATCGCCACCTTGACTCCCGAATCCTTGGGAATTACCCTATTGTAATCAGGGTATTCGCCAGGGATATACCGAGCAATTGCCTCAACGTCACCATATCGGAAATATGCCCTACCAGTTCCAAACTTGCACTGTACGGGACTTTTGACTTTGGACAGGGCAGCGCAGGCTACCCTTGGCACAATTGCGTTTGGTGTCTTTATTGGGCATTCCGTGATAGACATCCTGTGTCCATCGGTGGCAACGATTCTTTTACCGTCGTTCTCAAAATAGATTCCGTTCAGAAGTACATGCGGGTCGTCCTTCGCGGCAAACTTTACGAGCGTTCGCATGATATCTGGCAGAGAATCGAATTCGACGGGAGTATCTTTCATTTCAAACTTGAACTCGCGGACATTTTCAGGCTTACAGGCTTTGATTTCGTGGTTGAATTCGGATTTCAGGATGAGTTTATTGTCCCGGAAGTCCAAGTCAACTTGTCCTTCAATCCCAGAAACCACGGCTTTCAGGCGTTTATAGTTGATTTCGCATTGGTCAAACTGTTCGCCATAGCCAGAAATCGAATGCCTGATTATATAATCCATACATCCGAATTCTGCGGATACGTGTAAGCCGTCTTCGCCATTGCACGAAAGCACCACGGACGGGTCGCTGCATGTGCTGATGCTCGAACAACCATTCAGGGAAACCAGCACTTTTTTAAATACTTGGGCGTCAATCTTCATAATCTCTCTTCTTTCTGTTTGTTAAATTATTCCACAACGAAAACGGGCATGAGCTTCGTTAGCCGCATAGACACAACAGTCCATAAGGCATTCGAAAGGTACCTCGCCGCAACGAAAGCCAGTTGAAGGTGATTCTCCACCGATATCAACAAACCACTTGCCGCAAGACTGCCAGATTACATATAGAGTGGAAGACCAGGGACTCCCACAATTGCTATCACTGAACAATTGACTGATGAGCTTGTCCATCATTTCAAGCAATTCCTTTGACTCCTCTTTACGAAACTTTCTGATTATGCGTCTGGTTTCTTTGTATTGGATAACACCTTCTTCTGATAGCAGGCTGATTATCTCCTTGGCTTTCATCTTCTTCACCTTTCAGTTTAGACAGGATTGCTCATATGCTTATAGTAAATAACCTTCATTGCATCAAAGAGGATTGTCGGAACTGAGTCAAAGTCTGCGAACTTGCCCACATCTGAATCGGGGATACTTGAAAGCTCCTTTGCATATGCAATGGCCTTAGACTTCCCCAGACAATAACCTTTAGACATTGATATTCCCGTTGGAATATGGGTTACTCGCCAGTGTTCCCTTCTCTCCATATGCACACCGAATGAACCGAATATAAAAGCATTGACATCTTGTTGCCCTGCTTTTTTAATACCGCAGATTGCAATTTCAATTGGTTTCTTTTTCATCTATCTACCTTCCCTATTTTTAAGCTTCTACGAACCAATGATTCCTGTATCCAGGAGTATAGCGACGTTCAAACTTTCTTTTTCCTACGTACAGATAATGGCTAACACCTTCTCTTGTACCGTAGTGAACATCTATTAAGCGCTCCTTGTCCATAAGATCTGGATATTCCTTTAAGAATTCCCTTACTATTCGTTTTGTAGTCATCTTAGGTTTCTTTCTTCTATTCTTTTCACTGTTTATGCTGTTGGTTCATTGAATTGACACTTGACCGCGCCACCGTAAAACTCAATGGCTTTTTCGGTAAGCCTATCGCCTTCTGATTTTGCCCGCTCTTTGTCATTGCCTAATAGATAGGTTGTGTAGTCTTTATCATTGCGGCAAACTACCAATTTGTATTGTGTTTTCAACCATTCCCTATGAATGGCAACTGCTTTTTTATTTGTCAAGTCAAGCATTTTCTTTACCTTTCTTGTTCTATTATTTAACCATTCCCGACACTCCCAAGCCCTCGCTTGGAAGTGATAGGCAAGGGCTAAGCTCCTAAAACCACCAAGGCCACATTAACATTAGTGCCCTGCTGCTTAAAGCTCCCGGTAGGTAAAACCTCATAATATATAGCGTCCTTCTCGAAAGCTCTTTGCTGTCTCGGACCAGCTGCACAAAGGGAAACCAATTTCCCGTTGGGCTTTAACATGCCCTGAGCGTGGCGAATATGCCTGACATCATCACCTGATATGAAAGGTGGATTCATAACAATGCGGTCAAACTTGCCGAGATCTTCGGTTTGCAGGAAATCAGCACACACAATCTTGTAGTTGTTTTCGTTTGCGTAAAGCGTCTTGTTCCTGCGCTCTTCAAGCTGTTTAGCAAGTGCCTGATTTACTTCAACAGCTACAAGGCTCCCACAATCGTAACCTGTAAATCTTGACAATACAGCGTCAATCAGGGCACCAGTTCCCGCGCTCGGTTCAAGCACTCTTTGACCTGCCAGAACATTGATTAAATCAACCATTCTGTAAGCTATATCCTTGGGAGTTACAAAGAGTTGAGGGACAGAAACGGTTTTGACGCCAGCTTTAAGAGATTCTTTAAGCTTGTCGAAATCGGTTTCTGTTGTTTCGGCTGGTTTGGGTGCTGGTTTGACTGGGATTTCTGAAAGTTGGAAACCCATTTTGTCATCATTGATTATTTTGAAGGCGTCTCGGGCGTCCTGGACTTCCTGCTTGGTCATCACGCCTTTGAGTTTATCAAAGGCCACCGTTCGTGAAAAGAACTTCTCATGGTCAAAAGTCGTGAGAACTGAAACCGATATCTTGTTGACTCTATGTATATAAGACCATCCACCGAACCTTTTAGATACCCAGCACTTACAAGCTCCACCCTTTTCGGGTTTGGTTTTGTCTGCGATAGTTCCGCCAGATTCACCAAGCATGGCGGTTTCATAGGCGATGCGGTTTTGATAGTGTTCAATCCATTTTTGATGATAAGGGATTGCATTTTGCTTCAACGCGAGAGACCAATCCCGCGCTTGTTCGGGTGTGATTATTTCATCTTTTAAAGCACTCCAGAAGGACATGCTACCTTCATAAGTTGACGCGCCGTCCTTGCGAGGGAACTTGTCAAGGGGGAAACATGCCGAACAGCTATCATGGTTTGCAATTTCCAGGGCTCCATTCAGTGTTAACTCAACACTATTCCACAACTCGATATAGGTTTTTTTTTCTTTCAAGCTTCTTTCCCATTTCCGCATTCCCGCGCCGAGCTTCTTTATACGACGGGCGCGAACGTCCGGCCTTTGCAGATAATCAGCGTGACCGATTGCGGATTGAGCCCGATCTTGCCAATATTGGGAAGTTTCCCACAAATTGACGGCTCGTCTCATTCCGTTTGTAATCTTCTGGGCGTTTTTTTCTGCGCGTTTCTGGCTGTGGTGGCCGATTAGGATAGGTTGCCCGAGTGGTATTCCATCGGCTAGGGCTTTGACTGCTTCTTTTACTGATTCTGCTTCGTTTTTACGCTTGTCGCTGTACTCTTCAAAGCGTCCCGATCTGGTTTCGGCGCGTTCTGCTAGGCTTTTATCATCATCCTCAATGCTCCCCCCACATAAGGACAGAAGCAGGGTTTCTTTTGTAGGGCTCCAAACACCGTAAAACAATTCTTGCTTAGGTGCCCACCTAAAGCCTGCATCTTTCACAGTTTTGTAAGTTTCTTCATCCAAACGCTCGTTTGGGTAAAGTCTCAATTTGTCATCTTCTGGCGAATAAGTTGCATACATGGTTTCTTCTTTCTTTTAGTTAACTTTTATGGGCATGACTACATGATTAAATTGCCCGTCGCGGTACACAACAGGGCTGTAGTCGTCGTGATAATCGAATTTGACGACACCTTCTTTTGGCAATAATGCAGATAAGAAATTTACATTCAATCCAATGGAAAAATCGAATTTATGCCAGCTTCCAAAATCGCATGAGCCCGAACCAATATCGCCGTGAGTGACTTCAGCAGTCAAACGACCGTTGCCGGACAATCTCAATGCGGCCTTTTGCCGGAAGAACGGCTTTGATGCTTTTATAAATGTCCTGAGTAATTCAACGGGGTATTCGATAACTCCGATGGGCTTGGAACTAGGGACAATCATTGTCCAGTTTGGATATTCACCTTCAATGGGATAAGCCGATATTTCGACAAGATAACAACCATTCCGCCAGCGAAACGAGACCATATCCGGCCTGTAACCGTATTGTACAGGGGCACTTTTGGCCTTGGCTATAGCGACGCAGGCAGAGCGCGGAATGATGCATTCAACGGGCAATTTAGCAGGATTATCAGTATATACCAGCCTGGGCCCATTAGTTGAAACCAGTTTTTCCGCAAACAAAACACCGTTTAGAAAATCCCTTGCATCGTCTTTACCTGCATACTTGCCCAATGTGTCAAGCAAACTTGACAATCCGTCGGCCTGTTCAGGATATCCGGCATGGTCAAACTCTGAATAATCAGGCTTGCAAGGAATAGATTGAGAGTATTCGCCTTGAGAAATCGTTAGTTTTTCATCCAATATGGATAATTCAGCTTCACAATCCTGAGATTTTATGAGCTTTTTAAAGTCTCTATAATCGACAGAAACGCGGTCAAGGTAGTTGTGCGCCGGTAAAGTTATCCTTGTTTCGTGACTTGTTGTGTCGAGCCCTGCAAACTTAGCACGGATTAGCATTGTCAAGCCGCCCGCACCTTCCAGTGTTACCTTGTCGCAACTTGCAAGCATGGCAAGGGCTTTACTCAATAACTTTTGATTAACTAGCATTTTTCAACCTTTTGCACTCCCAAGGCTATCCTTGGAAGTTGATTAGCAATGGTTAGACAGTCCCAAGGATATGTTTTGCTGCTTTGGTTGCCTGGCTTGCTGCTGTTGAGATTGCCTTGGGGTCACTTCTAAGGTATGAACTCCAACCTTGACAGTAAGAAGCTGTATTGGTCAAAGTCCCTTCGGTATCAATCCCAGCTTCACGACAAAGGAAAGCACTGCCAATATCGGCAACAAGTTCTTCTCTTGAACGCTCGCTTATTCGCGCGTGATAGGTTTTCAGGGTCCGTCTATTCAAGCGGTTTTCATGTCCTGTGCTGTGCGTCGCCTCGTGAAAAAGGGTGGCGTAATATGATGAACTGTCAAGGAATCTTGACATATCCGGCAATTGAATAGCGTCGATCTCTTCCCTATAATATGCAGCTTCGCCACCGTGTTTTAATTCTGGCTTGGCTTGGTAGCTTTCCCAGATATCGCTTGCAGACTTTAATTCTTTGTTGTCGTGAATTTCAATCTGCTCATCTATATAGGCTTGCGTTTTGTCTGGAAGTTTCAAGCCTGTACATTGGTCAATGTTAAAAACTCGGTAGTATCGGAGTAAAGGAATCTTGACAGGTTCGCCCGTCTCTTTGTCTTTCGTTTCGTATTGCTTGAAAAAGGTGACTATGTTTCCGTGTTCACCTTTCTTGACGCGCCCCTTGAACTGTTTGACTTGATTAAATGACAGATAACAGGGCACCTTGTAAGGTAATCCTGCAAGAAGCAGGACATTTAAGCCGTTGTAAGGCGTTCTTGACAGTCCGTTAAATCCTTCAATCGCATTCCACGGCTTGTTCCAAGGGATAACGCCTGCTTCAAGCTTCTTACATATTTCATCGGTTACGATTTCATAGACACTTGACATTTTATTCTCTCCTTCAATTGCTCTCAGTTATCAACAGACGGTTAATTACATGAGCAAAGAACGTGCCAAAGTACACAAAGTAAACAATCGTTAATAATATCAGCAGTTTGATTAATATCAGCAGAAAAGCCAAGTTGACAATAATTGTCAGTCGAAAGAAGGGAAACCAATCGAAAGCAGTGCAAGCCCATGATATCTCTAGCATTGACACTTTTTGTCATAAAACAGGCAAAACAGGGCAAAGCGACACTTTTTGTCATAAGCTCGTGGAACATATAAGAGATAGAGCACAAAGAATGCAACAAGGCACAAACTGTAAAGCAGGCAGGACAACAGCTTCTTCTTATGCTCTTCTCCTATGGTACGCAGTACCCGACACCGAGCAAGGCAAGGATGACATTCAAAACTGTAAAGACAACTTGACACATTCAAGGCAAGAACAACGAACAAACGAAAGCATTTCTCGGATGGAAGTGGAAGAGAAGGACTTGATCGTCTTTAACGACTGTAAATCAAACTTGACACATTCGGCTTAAAAGCACTCCCATTCTTGGGCGTACTGGGTGTAGATAACTATATATTATCTGCACTTATGGCTTAAAGTATTGTATTCGCTGGGGTTTTACCGTGTACTGCCGGGAGTATCGAGCCAACGCCAAGGCCAATGTGTACAGTAATTAGACGCAATAGGGGGGGTACCCCTGCCAGACCCCACCCCGCCCGTATATATTATCCGACCGCTATTGGAGTGCACAAAAAAATTTCATAAAACTCTCCTGCTGTCGCTGTGAGGGCATATTTCCACCTTATAGGGGAAAGTGCTTGCACATATAGTGTCTGATGGTCTGGCGGTCTGTCAGGGCTCCCCGGCCACCATTTGACTGATGACCGGGGTTTGAGGGCTTACTCGAATGGATCTGACTCGGGTTGTTCTTCGGCTTCTTTCTTCAGTTGTTCGGTCCTTGCGATATCGAGTAGTTGTCTGGTGAGGTTTTCGAGTTCGTACTCCTGGTCTGCTCTTTCCTCGGACATTGATTCGAGGGTGATGATTTGGCCCTGTGTGAGGGCGATTAAGTATCTGCCTTCTTCGGTGAAGGAGTTTGTGTGGACGAGCTTATCTTTAAGCTCCTGGATACGGGTTTGACATCTCTCCATCAGGGCTTGCCATCCCGAGTGCATCTGTAAATCCTTGACTGTCTCCTTCAGGAATTCCGCCTCCGCCGTTACCTGCTTGAGATGGTCCGAGTTCTGGAACACCGTTTCCTTGCGCCCTTTGATCAAGTTCATTTCCAAGTAACCCTTCCATGATTGCGTTCTGTTGTTCTTCCTGGAATTCTTCGATTGTCTTTATACATTCTTCGTAGTCCGGGATTTTCCACCCTTCTTTGAATGCTCTTTTGACAATTGCCCTGGGCTTTACCCAAGTCATAAAGGACGGGTCGCCGCCGGTAAGTACTGAGAGGATCTCGATGTACTTTTGTCTGGCCGCTGCGCCTGCGTTTGACGGGTCGATTGATCGGCTGTCATACTTGATATGCCAGTCCATTGCGAGGTGTTCAGGGGTGAGGACGAAGGTTTGAGGGCCATCGTCGGTGAAGAACTGTAAGAATCGTTCTTCAGTCCAGTATTTCCTCATGTAGTCAATCCAGCGTTCGAGCATTGGATTGAAGGTGAGTTCTTCGGTGGTCAACTGCTTATGCTCGAAGTTGAGTTGGCTGTTTGAGTTGGCGGTGACAATATCGGTTGCAAGTCTCGCGCCGCCGGTATCGCCTTTGACCTGCTTGGTAATCCCGGTGGTTTCTTCGTAGATGTCGGTGATTTTATTGATGGCGATCATTACATCCTGCGAGACCGCTTCTTTCTTAACGTATTTGATAACCTGATCGAGTGGCCGCTTGTGAGTGTTGACCGCGATTCCTTTGCCAGCTTGCAGGAAGAGGTCGTTTTCGTTCTTGATTGCCTCTTTGTCGTACAGCCAAGCGGGAAGAACGAGGTGGTGAAGTTGCTCTATGAGCAAGCTGAAAATCATATCCGTGTGTACAGTCAGGCTTTCAACGAATCTCCAATGCGGTCTACCGTAGAGTTGGCCCGGAATTGATACATCCTTGTCCATAACGAAGGGAATTCGGTCGTATGGGTTGTCGTCGTCGCGTACCAGGACATGACCATCTGCGATGATGGTGAGGCGTTCGTTTCGCCAGATTTGCAGACAGACAACTTCTTTCTTTCTCTTGTCGTCGGTCTTTCCGTTGTACCCGAGGATTTCAGATTCTTCATCCTTGTGCGCCAGTCCTACGATGTCTGAAATCTGTTCGCGTGTTAGATCTCCAACATGTTCAGGGCACCCTTCCTTGACCATATCAAGGTGTTTGTACATCGGCTTACCGTCTTCGCCCTTGGCTGCTTGCATTGCTTCCAGGGACATAGCGACTCTGAGGATGATTCCCTCAACATCGTCGTCGATGTACTGGGCCTTGCTGGGGAAGTGCCATACGTCGCCTATGTGAACCGGCCTGAATGTTGGGCAGTCGTGAACGATCTCTTCTTTCTCAACAAGCTCCTTGACGATATCGCCTCTTTCCCAGTCGATGACGGGCTCACCTTGTTCATCGAGAACAGGTTCCCATCTTTTTACTTTTCGAGTTTTGCGCTCGTATCCGACGAAGGCGAATGTCGTTCCGTAGATAAATTTACTTTTCTCATAGTCCTGGATGCGGAGTGGCATCCGGTTCTTTTGCCAGACTTCAAGAAGGTTCTCTTGAATTCCTTCGGTGATTTCCTGCATGTCAGGCAGGTATGAACCAACGTGAATGTTGGGCTCAATCGGAACGGCGCGGCTGGCGTTCTGCTCAATCGACTGGTTGATGTATGGCAATTTGAGCCTTACCCTTGAGGGCCACTTGCCGATATCATGCTTTACAAGCCAGTGATTCATTCCTCTCTTCCATGTCGGATGCATGGGTTGTCTGTTGGTTTTGCATTCGTTGTAAAGCCTGAGATGATAATCAAGTACGTCCCGCTCGGAATTGTTCATTGTCATTATATTTCTCCATCACTTTCTTCCAAGAAGCTGTAGTCGAGTTCGGGCATGTTGGCCTTGGCGACCTTATTTCTGAAGTTATCCACCCTCGCGGTCCTGGTCGGAACTGGGATATTGTTACCGTCGTCCTCTATTTGAGGGGTATCGGAGTGGTCGAATTCAGGCGGTTGAATGCCGTGTTTTTTCATTCCATGGACAATGTGAGCAAAGCCGTCCGGCTCGTCGTCGAATTTTCCGGGGAATGTTCTGATTTGTTTTAAGCACTCGGCGTTTCTGCGGTCGAAGAAGATGCGGTTTGTGTCCCAATAGGGCTGTAGTATCTTGATCCACTTTTTCTTACTGCCTGAACTGCCTGGGCGCGTGAGCGCATATACATCAAAGTAGATGTCGCGCTCTTTCATTACGTCTTCGAGGTGTCCAACGTAGTCGGTCATGCCGGTCTGTTCGATGAAGCAGGCGGTAATCGGAGCATTTCTTTCCGCCATGTCACATATACGTTGGCACAGGTCGTATATGCGCCAGTTTCCGGTTTCGTTGTCTTTCTCGTAAAGCGCCTCTCGACCGTCAACGGCTGCACACTTGATAACCGACTTGTCGTTGCCTTCTTTTTCCTTCTCACCAGCCGGATCGACTCCGATCAGGTTAATATGTGGTGATGGAATCTCGTTCCAATAGCGGCTTTCGTATGGCGGTGGGAACATCTTGTCCGATGAAGCCATTACCCGACACATGACCTGGGTGGCGAACTTGTCAGGTGAACTTGTCTCTTCCAGGTGCTTTACTCGCTCCGGCCCCAAGCGCTCGGGGAAGATGAAATACTTTCTGCCCCTCTCGACTGTGAATGCAGGGAGCATAAACAGCTTGTCGCTTACATAGCCGGTCTCGCTGTTCATAAACTTGTCAAGCTCTTCTTCCGAACCGCAAAGCCTTGGAATCAGAACGTCACACATGTAATCGTCTTGGTGGTAGATTGTGTCGCAAGCAATAATCCTCGACTTTATAGGACGGCGCTTGTGAACCGGGGAAATCTTGAACTCCATGAATTCAGCATTGTCCTTGGCTTTCTGGCGCTGCTCTTCTTCCTCGTAGTTTTCCTCATGGACAATATCGTCGTAGCAACCAACGTCGAAATGATGTCCGGTGGCCTTTCCGTCAACGGTGATGATCTCGAAGTTTGCGCCGTCTCGCGGGTCGTTATCTGGTTTGACTACAGAGAAAAACAAGTCCGTCCAGACTTCGTAGGCCGTTTTTTTTAGTCTCAAATGATGGGGAAACAGGTTCACGAGCTTCTTGCTCGTAAGGTGTCGGCGCATCATCTGTGAGATTTTGATTTTGCCGAACTTCTCTGACGGGCAAAGGATAGCAGTGCATAGGCCAAAGTCTTGGAGTAGGTTCTGCACGTTGTGATTGATATCTACTTCAGTCGTTTTGAATGTGTCTCGCGGAAGAATGACGCCTCTGTACTCTTCGTTGCGAGTCATATACAGCCAGCAGGCCAGGAGCCAATGAAGATAATCGAAGTCGCTGCAACCAAGTAGCTCGGTCGATAACCAATACAGGTCGTTTCGGGCAAGCCATCTTACATATTCGAGTTTGGCAAGCTCCCTGATTCGGGGTTGGAATTCATCTATGTTTGCCTGTAAACCATGTTCCTTCGCGTATGCAAACCAGCCTCGCTTGACCGACTGATATGCATTGTTGTAGGCGTTGCGGCGCAATTTGCGCCAGTCTGGAATATATTTCGCCGGTATAAATTTGTGGAATCCTCGGGCACCATATTGAAATGGAATGTCGTCAAAACCGACGTTTTTGTATTCAAGTCTTTCAGTCATTCTTTTGTTCACCAAGTTTGATTATGGTTTCAAAATCACCGAACCCCTTGATGAGACTGCCTTTGGCACCTTCGATGCTCTTGCCTGCCATGAGTGCCAAGTCTTTTACAATCTGCATTTCCAGCTTGAGATTTTTAAGCTGGTTTTCTCGCTCCTTTCCCTTCAGAGCTTTGTCTGCTTGAAAGAGAAGGTACTGACTTGTAAGCCCGTCCAAGGCTTTTTGAAGATCGTCGGTTGCACTCATGGTGTTTTGTCGTAGTTGGACGTTCTGAACGCATAGGCCGGGTCGATCCTGTCTTGACGTTTCGTAACCGTTGTCGGGTAGCTTCCGTGAGGCACATGGATTATGGGCTTGTAGTTGGGGTCTGCTGACATATGAACCGGCGCGGGAATGGAGGGCTTGAGTCTCAGAATGTGCCCGCACTTCTCGCACACCTGCGAGATTGTTTCCTCGCTATTGGCGTCCAATATCTTTTCTAAGGTGTGTCCACAATTTACACACTTAAATTCATATATGGGCATTTTCTATCTCCTTGATGTGTACAGAAATTTTTCACTTGACACGATACGTCGCAATAATACACAATATGTGCAGGATAAGTCAAAAATTAATACACAGGAAGGATTAGACATGAGTGGAGCCAATAAACTCCCGGCATCCAATCAGGATCTTAGCCAAGGCGTAGATCTTGGAACAATCGTTGAAGAGGGCGCATCGGAAGAATTCGATAACGACCTTCAGGAAAACGATGGGATCACCGAGAAAACAGAAGCAGAAACAATTGTCGAAGAACAAGAAGACTTCGAAGGCGAAGCCGAAGAAGACTACGAGGAAGAAGGCGACGAGGAAGAAGACGAAGAAGGCGAAGAGCCTAACGTCGAGCAGCTTCTTGAAGAAAAGAGGCAACTCGAAAGCAGGCTTGAGGATTTAAACAAGTCTCACCAACGCAATACCACGAAGGTCAACCAGAACAACGCTGATCTGAAGCGCGAGAATGAAAACCTCAAACTTCAGCAACAAGGACTTTTGAGTAAGAGGCAAGAACTTACCAATTCGCAACCCAATGAACCCATGAGCTTTGCACAGATAAGGCAACGCAAAAACGCCATCATGGAGACCGAGGAAATCTCTGAAGTTGATGCACTGGCGCAAGCCCAATATGAGGCACAGCAGGCCGAAAAGCTGTATCAACAGCACAACCAGAGCATCAACGCAGTTGACCAAGCGTACCAAGAGGTTACGGGAAAGCTGGATTGGCAGGATGTTTGCGACGATGACTTGTTTGGAATCGTCGCGCCTGAGATTCAGGATCGAGTAACCCAACTGGAAAATGAAGTCAGAACCGGAAAGTTTGAGAATCCAAAGAAGTTGTTCGCCGCCTATGCACTCGTGGAGAAGATCGGCCCAAGTCTGAAGAATGTTTTCAGCAAAGTTAACCAAGCGAAACAAACTGGAAAAACACGCAGGTCTACCACACGTCCACCGGACCTCCCCTCGATAACAAGCGATAGCAACAAGCCGAAAACCCGCAAAAACAACGGGTTCAATAAAGTGAAGTCGAAGTTGTACGGAGGAACGGTGCACATAAAGGATCTTTAGACCTGTCTTGAAAAAAGGATAGGCTATGAGTGCTGATACAGACATACTGAGCATCATTTCTGGCGCTCGAACTCCATTAACCCCCGGCGTGGATCGGATCATATCCGAGAACTCTTTGCCGGATGGATCAACCAAATTCGATTTGGAGAATCCGGGTCGCACCGAGATCTACCGAATCAACAAAATCACCCGGAAGTGGCGACACACTCTCGGTCATTTGCTGCTTGCAAGAGTCAACAGCAAACAGGTTCCCACCGTCGAGTACGGATACGAAGAGGATGACATTCCCCCGAGTTTCGTAGAATCGAGTTGGGCTGAAGGCGAAGGTTCTACCAAGACCCTTTCGGCTACGGTTCCTATCGACTTGCCCATCAACAACAGTCTCATCAAGATCCTCAAGCCGGAAGATACTGCCCAGCTCAACACCACCGAATGCACCCCGACCTTTGGGCGTGTGATGTTGCGCGTAACCGCCGTAAACGCGAGTACGGGCGTGGCTTCCGTTGTCATTCACAACCCGAAGGACGAACAGGTAGGGATGACCGTAGGCGCTGGCGTCAAGCATCGGCTCCTTTTGGCAGGCTCTTCGTACCAGGACAACGGTATGGGACCGGACCTGTCTTACTCGACCATTGGTCGGTTCAGGAAGAACTACACTGAGCTTCAGGCAACGGCTATTCAGTACAGCCGTCGCCAGATGTTGACCAAATTCACCAACGTCGAGGAATCCCTGAAGAACCTCAGAGACCGCAAAATATATGAATTCCTTCGCGGAATCATGTACAAGCTGATGTTCCAGGAGTCGGAGTGGGATGGCCGTTCAAGCAACTACACCGACCTCAACGCCCGTTCGATGACTCGCGGTTTGCTCGGTGACTTGGTGACTAACCGCTACGTCATTCCTTCGATGATGACCGAAGGCCAGTTTTGGGCTTGCTTAGAGCCCATCTTCACACAGTTTGACGACGGCTCGAACACACGCACCGTGTTCTGTTCGTACAGTTTCGTACTGACGATGCAGGCCATCTTGCGTGAGCGTTTCCGCTACGTCAACGTCATCAACAAGGCTGCGGGTTTGACCTACAAGCGCATGGAAACCCCGTTTGGATACCTTGACTTGGTGCCTTCGCCGCTGTTCAAGAGCATCCATATCGCCATCGACCCGGTTTCTGCGGACCCGAGCTACCAGGGCAACTGGGCGATGATCGTGAACAAGAAAGATATCGGTTACAAGCATATGCCTGAATCCGATATCCAGTTGGTCTCGAATGTCGGTAATCAACGACAGTTCGGCAAAGACGATCTGCTTATCGCTGATGTCGGCTCCGCACTGACCCGCGAATACTCCGCTGGTCTCATCATCTTCCAGGCACCTTCGATGCTGAATTACAGCAACATCAACAGCGTTGGAACCAACAAATTGACCAACAAAGATCTCTACGACGTTGCGTAACCTCCTCATCCGGCCCCGCTTCTTGCGGGGTCGGATTCTTTGAAAGGACTTAAGTTATGAATGATAATGTCATGAAGCCCATCATAGGAGAAGGCGCAAAGGGTGAGAATCCATATCGCGCCGCCTGTGTCGTTGGCGACAATGCCGCTCATTCTCTGGATAGCGGGGCAGACGGAAATCTTACTCAACAAAGTATAGGGTCTTTGTTGGCGATGTCTGCGATGCCTGTACCCCATCTTTGGGTTAATCCGAAGCTGGGATCGGCTATCGCTGTATTTGGAAAAACATTCGCCAGCGTCGAAGCGGATACCGAGTGTTTTATCCATGGCACGGACATCGACAACCAGCCCGACGTTCCAAGGATGCTGATTTTTTCGACAGACAAAGCCTCTCAAGTCGGCGCGGGAACGATCTCGTACACGGACATCCACGACAGGCTGAGAAACTACGACTTCACTTTGGATGGCACAAGCCCGGTGATGACCTTGGTCGCTGTCAAAAAGATAAAAAGCATCAGGTTCACACAAAAGGCTGAAGATCCTGTTTCCAACATGACCATCACAATCGTATGCGGTGATGGCCTTGGCCTGCTTGTCCCTTTAACAGGGTGCTTGCCTCTTGCTGAAGAAGAAGGCATGACCCTCTATCAGAGCAACAATGCTGCACCTCTGATGGGTTACAAGGGGACGGCTACTGGTTTAGAACTCGCAGAAAGATGCCCTTTCTTTGTGATACCCGACAGCGACCACATAGACGACATCTCGCGGTATATGGTCGGCCTCCCGGATTCTGGTGAACTGATCCCGGACGGAACAATCAGCTACAGCATGATCGTCTTCGGGTCGCCGGGTGTGACAAACAACCCCAATTACTTGGCGTTGAACATCTCGGAGGATGTAACGCTATGAAGAAGATCGTGACGTTTCAGTCAAGCACTAACTTCACATGCGAGACGGGGGGGATTATCCCCTCCGTCCGTCGCGTTGGGCATACTGAGATTTTTGAGTTTGTTACTGGTGATGAAAGCCAGATAGCAAAGCTTGACGGAATGGCTATATGTCATAGGTCGTTTGTGGAGTTTGACGACAAGCAGCCATTGCATGAGCGCTTCGAGGAAGATTGTAAAAAACTCAAAGCACAGCACGGGAAACGTCACAAATTTGCGATTCTGGGGCAGATAAGGAAGTACCTGAAACAGTGGGGGGTGAAGACCGAGCGAAACATGAAGATTGATGATGCAATGGAAATCTTCCTGTCTCATATGAAGGGGAACCAAACCCATAAACAGGAGTATTATCAATGCGGTCTGTAAACGCCAATGGTCTAATTGATGCAATACGAAACATGATTAAGGACGTTGTTCCTATGCGATATCGAAGCATGGAACCTCACAGACGCCCGAACGCCACCAAGTTTACAGACGACGATATCCTCCGCGCCATAAATGAGGGTATGGACCAAGCTCAGTTGGTGAACAAAAAGAATTGGAGCTTGGTCGCAAACTGGACAATCACCAGCGATACTGATTACCCGCTACCTGAAAACTTTTTGAACCACCAGACAATCTCGGTCCAGGAAGAAGGTAGCGATACTTTGTCAAAAATTTCCGTGTATAACGCAGAACAGGCACCGAACTATTCAACCTATGCGATGCTGTACAACGGCTTTCTGAGGCTGACGAACGGCCCGAGTTCAGGCGTCCTCTCAATGAGGTATACATGTACCTCACCACGATTTGAGACTACCGAATCAGCGATCCCCATTAACGATATTGTCAAACAATACGTCACATATTCGGCTGCACAGACCATGCTTGATATGAACCCCGTCGCCGGTCTGGATTTCAACAACAAGATAGGATTCTGGAATCAACAGCTTGAACTACATGGAGACCAGAAAAACGCCTCTGTACGCTTCATTTCTCATGCTGAAGCGATAGGTTTCTTCGATGAACTTGACGGCCATGAAAGTGGGTTTTAGATGAATACCGACACCATAGGGCTCGATCTTGCCCTTATAAAAATATTCCCCGAAAGGGAAACAATTGAGCGTCTTGGGATATCGAATGTGAATGAGGAACGGCGTTGTATTTGGAGTGATACCGGGCAGATTATCCGTGGTCAGTCCTACGTGGTTCCTGCTGGTGAGTCAATCGCCATTGACGATTTTCAGACTGATACTCCTGGAAGCACCATGATTCTCTTCAAGTCGAAGGAGTTATTGCAATTCAGTGCGTCGGGTAACGTGTGGGGTGCTCACGATTCACCGATAGTTGGTGAATACTCAAATAGTTGCCTGTACTTTGACATGACCGGCTTCACAAAGAAGGCTTTCGATTTCAAGAATGCCGTTTTCCATGTGTACGGGGAGTTTGACGACGACGATAAGTATCTGGCGGTTAAGCCGTCCTTTGTCATTGAAGCAGCATCCGCCGATCCTGGAGAATACAAAGTCGGCTTTGACGCTACACTTGACGGAACGCCGAGCGGACAATTCTATGTATCGACCGAAATAAGCCAAATATGCAAAACCATCCTCCTGGACGGCCAATGCAATGACATACGGGTATTCAATCCGCAAACCACAGAACAGACCTTCAGAATGGTTCTTGTCGATCTTGATGATGCTGACATAACAAGCATGTTCACAGGGGATTGATATGGGTGACAACAGGTTTCCTTGGCTTGATATGGAAAACAGGCCGGGGGTATACATCAGAAACATTGCCGCAGGTATGGACTGGGTTAATAGCCCGAGTCGCATTCCAGGTGACAAGTGCCTGCTGTCGCTTAATTGGCGTCCCAATGGACAAGGTATTAGACGCCGGAAGGGATGCTTCCGGCTTTTTGATTATTATGAAAACAACTTTTTGCCGGTTACGGCGATTGAATACGAAGGCCGTATTTATGTGGCCGGATGTGAAATACCGGATGGCGACCATCATAATGCTGGCATATGGGTTTTTAAACGCTCTTCTGATGTAATTGGATTCGAGCTTGAGAAAGTATTCGGCCTTGAGGATAACGCCGAATACCGCTCGTTTGTTGGCAATGTCCTTCATGACATTCCTTTCGATTGGGATTTGTCGGTACACGACGGGCGCTTGTACGCCACAAACGGAACCTGCGAACCAATCATCATAGACCAAAACGATTGCAGATTATGGGGACTGCCTCAGCCTCAGAATGCCCCTAAAGCAATTGTGTCTCCGAGCATGGCTTGGAACACTACGGACGCAGGAGCAAGGCTCAATGGTATTGATGGCCGAGCCTATATATGGGACGCTTTGAATCAGCAGTTTTTGAAATGCGAAAGAAACAACGACAACCACAACCTAGCCAATATTGAAATCGAGAGCGATGGTTACTTTGCAAGAGAGCATGATACGCCGAACAGTATGGACTTGTCTTTCTGCGCTACGCTGGTAAGCAAGACACAGGAGAGTAATCCTACTCCAATCTCAAACGAAGTAGAACGGCTTTCTGACGGGCATATAGATATTTACGACCTTCCCTCCCGCGAACCGGCCAAGATGGTAATTCGTGGTTTCTCTGCTGGAAACCTTGATTGCACCTATCAATTGCCAGATGGTGATAGAAGCGTTGAATTGTTCGACAAAAACGACTATTACGAGGTTCTTGATTGCAAGCATGTAGGCAGACTTGGGCTGTCTGCACTTGCTCACAGTGGCGAATCAAATACATATCTGGTGTCCGAACACGACATAAGCAACTTTTACGAAGGCCAGATTTTGAATATGTGGTACTCGTATAAAGGCGAAGACAACCGGCATTCGTTCTCTCGGATGCATTATGCTCCCACTGCTGAAACTAAAACCTATCAGTACACCGTAGAGGATGTTCATTCAGGCGAAGTCTGTTGGGTAAAGCTCAATCATATATTGGCTGGCGTTATTCCTATCAGCCCATTTGATGCAATGGTTCGCTTTCAGTACGGAATTATAGAGCTATCTGAATCGAGCACCAGTCTTGTCAACGAGATTCCAATTGAAATTTTGTTGCCGGATGGCAAGATGCATCGCGCCATAGCAAGTTCGAAGGTCGGACACGATCAGTGGTACTACTACCCTCTTATCCCAGGGTACTCAGATTGTGAATGCAGTATTCAAAACGCCGGCGCATACCAAGCAACCGAACCGTTGAACTTTGACAAGTACGACGATCTCACTGTAGAAAACCAGCAAATAAAGGCCGAGGCTTATTGGATTGACGGAAATGGAGTTAAGGTCGAAGGCTACTATCCCGATCCCTCCGTTGGTGGCATTGGATACGAAGATGAGTGCTTGAACCCTGTAACTCTCAGACCGATGTTGAAATACAGTGACATAACCGCCGCAATCTGGGGTGGTCTCAGTGGGAATGTTTATCTGTATGATCCAATCGGGGCTTCGGATAATCGCTCAAGTATTTATGGCACCACTGGTATCAATCTTTATAAGACAACTGCCGATGTTGAAATGCCTTGGAATCTGAATAAGCTTCAGGACTCTTTCGTTGGCGAAATACCATGCCCGATTACTCGCATGGAAGCCTTTGATGATGGTGGTCTGATTGAGGATGACCGCAATCTGATGAAGCCTTGTCTCCATCATGTCTTTGACAAGAGCGGCGTTGTATGGGCGTGGGGAAACCCAACAGAAAGCACGGTCGTTTATCACTCAAAAGACGGTGAGCCTGAAAGCTTCCCTGTTTCAAATCACTTTATTTTCGATTCCGATGTGATCGCCGTGGTCGCTGCGCCTGAACATACGGCCACAGACCAAAGTTCAATATCGGTCTACGTCTTTACTAAAGACGCGATATACGGGATCGCAAGTTCAAGTGAGGGGAAATTCCCTTGGAGAATTTCTAGCGAAATTGGTATCTCGAACAGAAGAGCCGTTACAACTGCCAGGGGAATAGTCTTCTTCGTTTCCAAATCCGGCGTGTATGCCCTGAACGGCGGAGGGCTTGAGACTATATCAGGTGACATTCAAAGCCTCTTTACAGGGCACATGCCGTTACCCGCGAAGGCCATTGATTCAGCAAGGCTATATTACGATGCCAAGGTAAATGACTTGAATCTGCTGATTGATACCCAGCTTGACGAAAGCCATTTGTCTAAGAACACCATGACCATAGCTTTGAACTTTGACAGATTCGAGTGGTATTGCCATCAATACCGTATTTGGAACGGCGAAGCTGGGAAACACGGTACGCCTGAATATGCCCAAGAAACCGCCTTCGATGGCTATTTTGAGTTTGAAGGTGACACATACGCTTGGATCAACATTGCCCTTGGTGGTGTCAATATGGGATCTTTGTTTAAGGTCCATGTTGGCGACTACGACGACCGCAAAAATGGAGAAGAGGTCTCATATACCTCTTACGAAAAATGGGCACTCGAAGAATTCGTTGTCCTGCCCGACCCTGGTGATAGATACTCGTTTGACCCTGATACTGGCGAATTCTACCAGGACGATGACGGCGCTTACGTTAAGGCCGAAACAACCTCGACAATAAGCTCGATAAGCGGTGGCATTGCTTATTCAGCAAAACGCATATCTAAAGATTACGATGTTGGAAACCCGCATGTAATAAAGACTTGGGAAGAAATAAGCCTGTATGCCCCTGTTTCTCCGTCCGGGGTTTCCGTACTGCTCTCTTGCGACACCGACGAAATGGAAGAGATGTTGTTCTCGTTTGAAGGCCCGTTGCTCCACTCAATACTTGCAACTGAGGAAACACGGGAACAAGAGCCTGAAATGGGAATGGTTTTCATGGAGTTCGATGATGAATCAACACCGCTTGGAGATACAAGCTTAATGGCAAGGTCTTCGAGAAGCCTTGACGCAAGCGCTACCAGTAGAACATTGAGAATAACTGTCAAATCAGAAGAACTTAATGGAAAAGCGGTTCCAACCGAGCTGGACGAAGTAGCTGTTCTGGCTTCGGTTAAGGAGGGATAATGCTTACATATGAAGAAATTCGCGTGTCGGATGATACTCCACTTACAACAGATGTGTTCAATGCTAAGTTGGCATTGATTCTAGCTGACCAGCGAAACATAACGCAGTCGAACCTCGCTCCTGATGCCTCAATCCCGATAAGCGTTGTGACAAACGGGCTACCTACCACTGGTGGTACGATCTCAGGCGAACTCACTTGTGGTCCGAATGCGTTAGTTGGAGGTTTAAAGCCGTCCGTCGTCAAGAATCAAGTAGAACTGCTTGCCCGAATGATTTCCAACAAGGTAGTTCAAAGATATCAGGTGATAGTGGAAGTGCAGTTAGAAGAAGTCACGATCATAAAAGACGGGGAATCCTTCTCGAACTACGTTGAATTTATGGCTCCCGATGGTTTCAGTGGTTACGAGGGCAGGATTTACCCCTGTCAATTGGGGTTTGTTTTTCAGAATCCAGGTGCCACAGAAATGTTTATGTGGGCTGAACCTGCTTTTTCAACCAACAAGATCACACTCACAGGCATATCCAAACGAACAAAGGACACTGATTACAAACTGCAATACAACGTAGATGTGGTTTGGGAAAGGAGGGGGATATAGTGAACCCTCTTTTGAACAAAAATGCTGGTACACCGCTCACCCGCGAGATGTGGAACGAATTTGCCCTATGGTATGTCAAGCATTCAAACCAAATGAACGGGAGTGAGTTCTCTGCCCTCTCAGCGAGCAACATAACCAACCTCGCAAACAAGACCGGCTTTTACACAGATGGGGAATTCAACTTCATCGGTCCGAGCGCAGGCGTAGGCGCAGACTTCAGGGCAATTAAAGCAGGGCTTCAAAAACTACAGTCGCACGTCGGCAAAGAAACTCTATTTGAACATTACAAGGTTGTCGAAGATGTTGATTTCGTTCGGCAGGAAGTTCCCGAGACAATGACATTTTGGGTCAACGCACCGTTGCGCCAATGGTGGAATTGGAATGTTGAGATCGGAGCGCCGCCCGATGGATACTCATGGGCAAGGTCTTCTATCTGCTTTGAGATGAAGTGGGACTTTGAAGCTGTTTTCCGTCTTACAGGTACCTCGGAAGACGGGGATTTCAAGACGATTACAATAAAATTCAGAGAGATGGTTACTCGTCAAGATCCTATTCCAGCCGAAGATGAAGAGGAAGATGACGATTTTTCTGTAACATTATGGCAAACGGCTTGGCCGGAAGGGATTTACGAGAGAACAGACGAAGGAGACCCTTCTTATCTTAACCCAGGGGTTTACCTTGGGCTCTTCGGCGGTGATGCCCCTGTCTTCACAGGTGGTGAATGGGTCTACGACAATTGCCCGCCATCCGGCTTTGTGGTTGATAGCGAAGGAAAATTGCATTTGAAGAATATGGCTTTCTTCCTGGGCTACGATGCAACCACAACCGGGCTTATAGAATCAGGTGCTTATTCCGATTGGGATTTAATTAAGATCATACCGCCCTTGCGGGGCAGGTATTTACCTTTGAAGTACGGTGACACATACGATTCAACCCCAGACATACCGGACCATGAAAATGCCCTGCCTGGTGCAAGCTATAAGCTTGTCAGTTTCCACAACAAAACAATAACCATGAACGTCTTCGCTACGTTTTGGAGGTAGATATGGCTGATTATTCAGGTGTTCAAGCAATGGTAAACGACAAGCGTTTTCCAGGAATGCCAAAAGTGGACGATGTATATTCAAAGAGCAATGACTTCGACCGATCCATGACTAATCTGAAGTCAACGTCAGGTCAACAATCTGCTCTTGCCAGGACCATGAGAGCCAATCCCAATATGCATAACTGGCTCATAAGCGGCCTTCCCTATGGAAGCGCAAGGGCCATAAACACGGCCAAGTCGTATGGAAACAAGGCCGGTCGTACTCAAAGTGGCGTTGTCGGCGGTGTCGGTAGCGATATAACGCGCCGGTTGCTAAACCAAGAGTACGCGAGGACCGGGGCTTTGAAACAGCAGTCCGTCCAGTCGATGCTTGACCAAGATTCTCAATTGCGAAAGACGGGGGCGCAGATAGCCAGTCAAGCCGAATTGAATACGGCGGGGCAAATTGCAGGTATGCAAGGTCAGAGGGAGTCGGGGATGAATCAAGCTATGCAGTCCGCACACCAAAGGGCTGTCAGTTTTGCGAATGCGAAGATGCAAGCAGACGCACTCAAGGCGGCGGCAAGGCGTCAAATGTGGGGTAGCATATTCGGCGGCATTGGTAAGCTGGCTTCTGGTGGTGCTGGTGCATTACTGGCAAACCCGTCCCTGTTTACATCAGGTGCAGGAACCAGCGGCACAGGTAGCACAGGCGGTTCTGTGAGTATGCCTTCCGGCGGAATGGCGTAAGGGGGAAACCATGCAGGAATTATTGATGCAAAGATTACTCGGGCAACAACCAGCCGAACAGCCTGTAGGTGACTTGGCTAATCCATTTCAAGCGCCAGTCGGACAACAGGCATATCCGCAGCAAATGCAAGCCCCTTTAGATATGGGCGTTGGCGAATTGCAATACGACGCTCCTATGCAACAACAGCAATCGCCATACCCGAGCATAGAGGATGCCATGCGTGAAATCGGTATGGTTGAAAATATGCCGATGAAGCAGGCAGAGCAAGTGCCTGCGTATGCAGACATAATCAGAGAGATCTTAACAGGGGCCGTGATACCCGGCGTCACAGCAGCAATAGGCGGGTCCGTGGCTGGCTTGCCCGGTGCAGCCGGTGCAATTCAGGGGTCGGCGGCTGGTGCTGATAATGCCCGAGGAATCAGAGATAAGTACCTCGACCGCTCCCGCGAGGACGCAACAAAAGAAAACCAGTTCAACGTGATTGCCCAGCGTTATAAGGCCGATAAGACGCTTGGCCTTGCCCAGATGGGAGAGGCACAAAAGGCGGCGCAGGGTCAAATGGTACACGAGGACTTGCAAGCCCAGCTTGAACGCATAGCCAAAGATCAAGAAACTCAAAGCAAGTACAGCCATGAAAAAAGCGTGGAAGAAATCAAGCAAGGGGGCATGAACAAACGAAACAGGCGTGATGTAGGGCTTGGTTATTCCAAGTTGACTCAAAAGAAAAGGACTGCCGATGAGAAGAGAAAAGACTCAGCCAGTCTGCTCGGGGCACAGAGAGAGCGTGAAATCTCGGACCCGATAGAACCTATTGACCATTTCGTAGACGTGTGCGACGGCGACACGGGTTGCATCATCAGGAAAATGAAACAGCTTGCCCGAGATGAAGGGCAGAAAGAAAACATGGTCAAGTGGTACAAAGGCCACTTCCAACAGTCTCCCACCACCACCGAGGACATAGAGGACGGCATTGAAGAGTATGCCAACCAATATGTACAGCAGATTGAGGCGCAAGCAGGGGCGTGGAAAGAGTCCAAGCAACGCAAGGGCAATGCGAGTTCCCCTGAAATTCAACGCAATAAAGCCGCAATGAACGCCTTGAAACAGGGTATTGGCAAGCTCTCTCCGACAAGCAAGATTAACAGTTACAGGCTTACCGATGAAGGTATGCAACTGGTGGCTCTCGCTAGACAGTCGGGCTCATACGGTGATGTTTACGAGGCAGATGAGCGCCTTGGGAAGAAGATGAAGACCCTGCGTCTTGTTAGAGATGCCGTGAGAATCTACAACGGTCCCTTCAAACAAAAGGTGAACGGCCAAGTTATAGAGCGACCAACCGGCCTGAAGGACATGAATAAAACTCGGGTGGCTGTAATGCAGGCCGCAAAAGCAAAAGGCTACGATGAAGAAACCATTGAGGGCTTCAGGCGTCTTTCCAATACCGATCTTAAAACTATGATTACGTCAGGTCTGGTATCCAAATGAGTGACATTCCAGTCTTCGAGTTCGATGACGAAAAACCTAAAAAGACCGGGGGACTTGAAACCCCGGCTTTTGAGTTTGAAGAGAACGAAGCCGCGCCAGTCTTCGAGTTCGGTGATGAAAAACCTAAAAAGACCGGGGGACTTGAAACCCCGGCT